TTTTGTATTAAAAAAGGATTGTCCGTTCCCAAAGCATTTATGATATTAATTGTTTCAGTTTCTGCTATAATTTGAGGTAAAATTTTTGACGCATTGTCCCTACCAAATCTTTGGTAAAAAGAAGATGTAAAAACTCTTTCCCAAATTTCAAAAAGAAACTTTACCTCTTGTTTGTTTGCAAACAACCTATCTGTGACCGGAAAGTCAATTGAATTTAGTGAGATTCTATCAACATTCTGATTTGAGTTTCCTAAATCCGAAAAAGTTTCAGTGGCAGCTGAAGTTATCACTTTAGCCTTTGCCCGAATATATTCCTCAACAAATTCTACTTCAGGCCAAATTTCAGTTAGATACGCCTTGGTTTTTGATATATACTTAGGGTCTCCCGGGTATTGTAGAATATATTTTTCACCATTCTGATCATTAGTCTCAACAAAATAATGTGGCCACGGATATACCGGAATTAAGTTTTCACCATTTATGTCCACAAAATCCTTCAAATCAGGACTTGTAACTGTTTTATTCTTATCTTGAACTACACCCGCCCTTACAGGATCGTTTCTTTTTTCCCACGCCGCGGAATGTATATCACATAAAACTCTGAGGAACGCCTCTGAGTTGGCCATAAAAACGGCAATCATATTTCTTATAGTAGGTTGAAAACCCAAACCATTATCTTTTCTTTCCAAGAAATCACTTAATTTTTTTTGAAGATCATCCTCTATTTTTTTACCCTTTATATTAGCCTGATTTAACATACTTTCAGTCACTTTGAGAAAGCTGTTAGGTAATTCGTCAAACTGAAACCAATTTGATTGAGATGATCCGATATTGAGTGAAGTAAGAATTGAACCTACATCCAATTCAAACTTATCAAATCCTGCTTTGTCATCTTGTTTAGTCTTTCCTGTTCTCTGTTGGAAAGTCTCTTCATAATCTATGTCAGGGTTAACAACACTCAAGATCTCAAAACTTATAGTATTACTAATAGGATTAGTCCCTGATGAACCAAATGTAGGATTTTCAGATAATAACTTGTTGTATTTATCTATGTCAGATTGTAATTCTTGGACTGCTTTTATTTGATTTTTTTCTTCTCTTACTTCTTTTTTGAAGGTGTAAATTTTATTTTTAGCACCTGAAACAATGTAGTAGTTTTGAATATCCATATATTTCCTGAAGAATGAAGTCCTTGCAGTTAACACTTTTTTTTGTAAATCTTCCAAATCTCTAACGTAATTACTATAATCAGTCAAGGGTGACAAATCTTGTTCTGTAAAAGCATTCATTAGATTCTTTTCCAAGTTATTTAACCTTATGATAAAGTCTTGAACAGTTATTTCTGGGAAATCGGGTTTTATTAAATCCTTTGATTTATATTCTTGATATACTTCTTTAATTTTCTGTAACCCTCTTGTTACAGGAACTGTTTGTATTTCTTTACTTTGAACTCCGACGTTTGAGGGTGGTGTAATTGTAAATTTACTCTCATACATAAAAGGTAGTGCAAATAGATGTTGAACGGGTAATCTTTGTAGAACACTATATTGATATGTCTTAAACTTAGTAGTTATTTTAAAATTTCCACTTTCAGGACTATAACTTGCTGTAAAAGTTGTTAATTCAAGTTGATGTTGAACACCCTTCCCAAAATAACCTTTAACCGTCAAATAAAATATTGGATATGGATATGTGAAAAAACAAGCATAAGGCGAGTCTTCACCCTTTTCAAAAAGGGCTCTACCTCTATAATCTTCCATATTTATGGTAACATCAAAATAACCACTTACTTTAGTATCTATTGTAATATCAGTAATACCTAATAATCCTGTATCAATATTTTTTGTTATTTGTTTTACATAACCAAGAGGATTACTATCAGGAGTTTCTTTAGTTTGGTTAGCACCATTTCCTTTTATTGTATCTAAACCCGTTATTTCATCATAAAACTCATCTGTCAAAAATTTCTCTTTCTTGGGATTCAAAAAATTAATGGTAGCAACAGAAATCAAATTACGTCTTGTGTTGTTATCAACACCTAACGCCAACCTTGTTCTTGGAGTTAAAGCGCATTCTAAATTTGCATAACAAACTAGATTTTCGTTAAACACTGCTCTCTCTTTGACCTGTCCTTGAGAGTTTATAACCTTATTTGGGTCAACTAGTACAACATTTTGATAATCAAATTCAACATATATATTTTCGTTGTTATCTACCATAATAAAAGAAGTGGTTGTTTAGTTCTGCCTCATAATCTTGTACTGAGGCGATAAGTGGAAAAGGTATAACTAACAATCCTCTATCAGGAATATTCCATTCCAAACCTCCATATTGTGGATTTGCCGCTAAAATTAACCATCCAAAAAGTGGAGACCCATAAAATTCTTGACTTATTTTATCTAATCTACTCACATTGGTTCTATAAATATAATTTTTGTCCGATGTTTTAGACGGAATCTTAACATATGGTACAACAGTTTGTTTACCATTAATTAAAAAGTTATTATACCTGTTAAAATATAAGTTGGACATTATAAAAATATAGTTTTACCATTAAATGTTTTTTTATTGTTATTTGAGTTTCCTTTTTTGTAAATATTTTTCAATCTATCTTTGTCAGTATTATTACCTTCTTCCGACTCATTATATGTGAACTTTCTTTCTTTACCTTTAACAAATACGTTCCATGTTTTATAACTACTTTTATCCCATTTATCTTTCAATTCGTTAAATTTTTTATCTTGATTTTCTTTTTGTGTTTTGTAATCGTCATATAAGTCGTTTACCCCGATTTTCATTTGTTCACCCAATTCTTGTCCATTTTCGGATAATTGGTCTCCGGGTAAATCTAAGTCACTTATCAGTTTGTTTCTTGAATTGTCATTAATTATTATATTTGACATCAATACATAAAATTTTCTATCAATAACAGTATCTAATGTATTACCATCCAAATCCACATCAGTATTTTCTTCAACATAATCTACTTCATAATTAATGAACTTATTGTCTTTTGTTAGGTTATAAAACTCCAACAACTTTTCAGATGCTTTTTTGTAATCACTTTTCAATTCATCTAAGGTATTAGGAAACTCATTGTTGAATGTTTCACTGGTTGATTTAATTTTAAACACTTTAACTTCTTGACTAGGCGTTATATACCCATCCTTTTCGGTGATTACAAAATCTAATTTACTAAATATTATGACTAAGTTTTGTTGTATTTGAACAAGTGTTTGACTCAATGTTTCTATAGCACTTGATTTGGAAAGATATTCATCTTCTACAGCTCTTATTAATCTATTTTCCACTTTTTTTAAATCCGTATTTTTAAATCTAAAAGGATCTAATCTTGTCATTAAGAAGACACTTCTGTCTTTTATTCCTCTAACAACATCATCTTTAATTTCTTTTAATCTTGATTGAAAGTCATTTGATTTACCCAAAATGTTCATTGAGAATGGTCCTACAAATTCAGAGGTTTTACCATCTGAATAATTATTTTTTTGAGTGAATGTTTGTAATATTTGATTGTTATAGTTTTTACTTAATTCTTCAAACTTATTCATTACAGTGTTCAGATATTCTTGTCCTGTATCATACAAAGAATCCATTATTTTTTTATATGATGTATCCCCTGTAGTTCCTGAGGATTCAGTTGTAACTCTTGTTAAAATTGTTCCTATAGTATCTCCACCTTGATTCTGTAAATTATTTTGTTTATCAAGTGTGGTTGGTGGATCAACTTGACTAAAAAGTTCCTCTATTAATTTCTCATCTACTTGTTTGAAAGAATCATCCGTCCATTCAGCTCTTTCATCGTAAACTTCAGTGTTCGCATAATAATTGAATGATAAAGCATTTTGTAGTTGTTGAATTGGTTCTTTCAATCCCATACCACCAACAATCGTAAAATTCATTTGAACTTTTACAATCATAGGTTGTACTCCAATACCCTCCGGATTCAAATCATATTGTATACCTCCCCCTTCTTCGTAAGAGAAACTTACATCACCAGGTATTATTTTAGTATGAAAAAAATCACCAATTCTTAGAATTAAGACCGGAGGAGCTCCAAATGCGGTATTGACTGCGTTGTTATATTTAGGTCTTCCATTTATATCTATTACAGGTATTGTGTCTCCCGGTCTTGTACATTGATGTAAAAAAGTTAATCTTGAATTCAATCCTTCTGGAGTCATTGAATGAAAAGCAGGGTTGAAATACTTGATTTTTTGTTTCATTGAATCGTAAACAAACGGATCCGTCTCTTTGATCAACTCAAAATAATCACATTCTGTTAATAAACTTCTCAGTATTCTTTTACCAATCCCCTCTTTAAATTTTTCTTCTATTGTTACTGTGGCGGGTTTTGCGGGTAATGGTATAAGATCAGTTCTTGTCTCAGGTGTATCTCTTGTAATGGAACCTTTTTTTGTTTCCGTTCTCGGTTGTGCTTTTTCAAAATCTATTGATTTAATTGAAACTCTCCTACATGCCATTGCCGATAGTGAATATAACCTATCATTCAAGTGAGTTGGTGTTTCACCACTACATGTTATATTTACATTTTGTATATTTTGTCCTTTTGTTTTTATTGTGGGTATCTGAATTTCTTCACCTTTAGGTGTTAAAGTTATAACAATAGAACTTGTAAAATCAGGAAATAAACTATCCAAATATGCCTTTACCGAATTAGCTCTCCTTTGTGATAAGCTATAGTTATAGTCCACGGATGCTGGTGCTGAAGCACTTGCAATCAATTCTATAGTTATTCTAGGTTTAACTGAAGAATTTTCTTTAGGGAAAGTTTCAAAGTATTGTTTTATTTTATCTACCAAATCTTTATTGATGAGGTCGTAATTATAAACGACAGTTTGTTCAATAAATGTTTTAGCCGTGGTGTTTCCCAAATAATCAGAATTACTTATATAAGAATCATATAAGTTCTTGAAATTCTCATTATCACCTTTAGGTATATCATTTGCAAAATAGAAACCAATATCCAAACATGTAGAAAAATCAAATGAAGGTGCGGGAATAGTTACTTTCTCCTCAGTTGGGATTGTTTTAACAACATTTTCTGTTTTAATTAATTCCTTATATTCATCAGATTTAGCTTGAACTATTTTTTTCTGTAAATCAACCAATTGACTTCTACTTAAAGTGTTCCATCTTTTAGCCAATTCATATATATCATATTTGAGACAACCCGCTATGAATGAATCAACAATTTCATTAACACTGGTTGTTTGTTGGTTCGCAAGTTCCTTGTTTACTATCAAATTCAAAATTGATGGGTGGTCAACAATTATTTTAAATGATAAAGATCCACTTCTTGTTGTATCTTTATAAGCAAAAATTGGTTCTGGTCTTCCCAAAAAACTAGTTGAAGCAAATGAAGGTTTTGAACTCTCGTTGAAAGTTAACCCATAGGGTGGAAACCACATAATCCTCCCTCCATTCGGCCCCTTTTCACATTCAGGTAAATCATCATAAGTTAATCCTGCTCTATTTGATGTTCTCCAAGCCAAATTTTCTATTGAGAACATGTATTTTTTTACTTTACCGTCTACAATATTTGTGGAACCGGGGTTTTTAAGGGGTGCTATGTTTAAATTATATGTATTATCTAAAACTGAATACGAAAACTTTCTTATATTACCATCTGTTTTTTGTAGATTTGAAAAAGTAAAATAAGGTTTGTCTTTCGTGAAAACTCTACAATATATGTTGTCGTTTGTATAAACACCTTTTGCAGGATTTGACCATTTTTGTATTTGTGAACCTTTGGTCATTGTTTTATAACCATCATTAAAAATGGTACTCACTTGATTTATCGCATTACCAACATGAGAAAATCTATTTGGTCCATTAAGATCATCAGCAGATGTGACAAATCTTTGTGTATAATCCAAAATAGATGAATTTTTAAAATCAAATGAAGTTGAATTGAATGGAGGTTTTATATTATCCGAAGTATACTTGGGTGATGTCCATGCAAACCCTCCTGTTAAATCACCACCATTATCCGTGATAGATTTCCCCGCTAACCCAAACTCAAATCTTTTATCCGGTCCTTCGTATTGTTTACCCAACTTGTCCGGACCATACATCGGAGCTATAATATTTCTACCGAACGGATCCAAAGCTAAAGCATCATTAGGAGAATCAATACGTGACGCTTCTAATTGTTTATTCCCTATGTAATATCCACCTACATTTGGTTGATCTAAAATTGAATTTATTGCTCTTCTTGCTGTGTCAACAATTTCTCCAACAATTGACCTTTCATAGTTGGGAGAATATCTATTTAAACTTAAGTTGAAATATAGTTGTGATTTTTGTCCACCTCCTGTGTTATCTATAAAGTTTTGTGATGGGGAATCTTGGGTAAACGCTCTACCAAATAATTTACCTACTCCGGTTGCTCTTTGAACCCCTTGATCATCTGTTGTAACTCTCGGGTCTCTACCATCGGAAAAAGCACCAGCAATTTGACCAAACAAACTTAAATTATTTTGTGGTTGGGAAAAGTATTCTCCGGGAATCACAGAACCGGGAAAATAAAATCCTCCGAGTCTTGCCGCAAAATCAGCCGCCGCTATTGCTATATTTGAAGGTCTTGTAATTACCCAATCTCTTTCTACTAGTGGCCTTTTACCCTGTAAAATTTGTATTGCTTGTACGGGATCTCCAACTGCATTGGGTAAGTTAACTCTCCCTACAGTATTTTGTATTATTTCTCTACCTATTCTTTCTTGAAATTCTTTTTTTAACACTCTTGATCCGAGTTGTGCAATAAAAGAATCTTGTGATAATGATCCGTTATCTCCTGTTGGGTTATCCTGTAGCAATATTTGATAAGGTGAATAACTTGAAGGTACAAAACTTAAAGGATCACTATATTGTTTGAAAGTTGGTATTGATTGAATGTTACCAATTGTGACTAATTGTATTTTGTTTTGTGGTGCATATTTGTTAAATGTAGGAATATCTCTTTGTATGGGTTCACTAATTTGTGGTAACTTATTATCTGAATAATCATACGGTCCTAAATTACTTTTGGTATTAGCTAACCCTCCCGCATCTATTATTTTCAAAAACCCTCCTTCAGGACCATAAGCATTTAATGGATACAACTTATCAGCAAAAGGGTCTTGTGATATGAATTCATCAGGTGAATCAATGACAGAATAATCACTTAAAACAGTCACATAGTTCACATCATTTGCCGGAGGAGTATAAGCACCCGGAACAGTATAAGGTTTAAGGTTTTTAGCCATTAATTTGTTCCTGAACGATGATGTTGAATCAAATGTTAAACTACTCGGCATTTTTTGTTGAGATGTTTTTTATATAAATACAAAGATTCCCTTTTTTTATTGGTTTAACAAACCAAATGTTATTGCTCTTTGTGCAATTATTTCTTTTGCCCCATCAACTATTTTATCCATGAAAGGTTGACTTAATATTTCTGTTTTAGTGATGTAATTAGCAAGTTCTGCTGGATCCATCTTTATTGATAAACTTAAAGGGTTATTCGGATCTGCCGAAACGAGTACTTTCCCAACTGATGTATTTGCCAAAGTTTGAACATAAGTTGAATAATTAACATTAGCTGGTGGTGCCGATGTAGATGTTGATGGTACCGAAGAAGATGATGGTATCAAACTTGATATACCCGGAATTGAGGATAAACTAAATGATCCTGTCTGAACTTGTGTCAATATTTTCATGAACCCTTCGGAAAATTTATCATAGAAATTTTTAGCATCAGGAAATGCTTTTTCAAAACTTTCTTTGAAAGCGTTTTCAAATTGATCACTAATTGATTTAAGAAGTTTTGCGTCAACCGTACCTGTACTCATTGCCGTAGCCAATTGTGCCGCAGAATTAGTAATAGCAGCTTCTAATGGTTTCCATGTATTTGGATCTTCTATTTTTTGGAACATTTTACTTGGGTCATAATATGTACCGCCTCCTTGAGTGAACTCCCTATTTTCAATTCCTATCGCAGCAGCACCTGTTGTTAACATTTCTCTACCTAGTTGTGCACCTTTTTGAACTATATTAGTTACCTTTGCACTTGAACCTAATCTTCTCGGTAAAATACCTTGTAAAGATTTTACTTCATTTATCAATGTCAATAAATGTCCATTGGATTCTGTTTGAAGTTGAACCATGTCTTTAGCGGGCTTTTCTTGTTCTGCCATTTTTGCTTCTAATGATTTCCAATCTTGTTCTGAAAGTTCATCTAATGCTTTTTCCATTCCATCAATAGTTACAACATATTGACCTTCGTATTTTCCTCCCATTCTACCTATTGAAGCTAGTTGAGCAATCATTTGTCTACTCTTTTCGTCTTTAGCAAAATCCGGAAAAACTATTTCTGACATTTTTTTCTTTAACTCCCCTGTTTGTAAACCAACATTCATCAAGTAATCCAAACTCATCCCGGTTGATTCTGATATTTGTCTTATCAATGGTTTTGCATAATCATACAATTCCATTTTTTGAGTACTTTCATTAAAGTATGTCAATTGAGACATGGCCTCTCCCAACGCTTCTTGTAGTTTTTGTGGATCATTTCTTGCCATGTCTTGTAATTCATAAGGATTCAATAGTGAAGTTACCGATACACCTAATCTTTGGAAATCCGCTGCCATTTGGACTGCTTTTTCAGGATTGAACAATTGGTCCGCAATTTTCAAAGTATCATCCATTTTAATCTTCATACTGGTCGCATGTGCGGCCATTTTAGCCATACCCTCAACACCATTCTGAAAATTAAATAAATTTATTTTACTCAAATTTGATTCTACTTGGTCAAAAACTTTTTGTGCGTTGACACCCGCTTCTCTTGCAACATTGAATATTTTTGTTGTTTCGTATCCAATATTTTTTACATTAAAACCCGCCTGTGTAAACACATCTACTAACTTGGTTACCCCTTGTTGTGTAACTCCAAGTCCGTCGTTTGTCATATTAACAGTCGCATATAAATCAGCATACGTTTCAGTTGTTAATATTGACATTTCACCCATAGACTCATTAACCCCTTTTTGGATGTCTAACAAATCGGCAAAACTTCCTCCCATACCTTTTACCGCAACCTCAGCTAATACCATAGAATTTCTTATTTCTTCAGCAAAAGCTCTGGATCCCCCGAATGAATAAGATAGTTTTCTTGCTACATTATCATAATCTACTAACGCTTGTAGTGCTTGATCTGTAAATCCCTTAAATTGAGAGGTGATAACTTTTTGAATTTCCGCCGGTAAGGATGATAGGCTCTCAACACTTAGATCTTTTATAGGATCCGTTAATTCTTCATTTTCAGAACTATTACTTTTACCATATAAATGAAATAACATAATATTATTTTAAGATAAATATTTACAAAAAAATTATTTAGGGGGCGTTATATCTTTAATATGTTGTTCAATCATAAATTTTCTTAACCATATGGGTATGTTAAAAAAATCTTGATATGAAACATTTAGATATTTCGTACAAATATAATATTCAAAAGCTTGACTTTGTTTGTAATCAGAAGAAAGGCCGAAAAAAGTCCACCCCGAAAGATACCTGTAAAGATACCTCTCTTCCTGATGGGGCGATAATAGTTCTTGTTAAGTCCAAACCGGGTTCATTTTCATTCATGAAATTTCTTATGTATTTTGAATCAGCTATTGGTAAACTTTCTATGGTTTGTTGTATAAAACCTTTTTCATTGTTACCATTTATTTCAATAATCATTCTACTCAACTTGTAAGTTTGTCTTGGTAAAACTCTTCCAGCGTAATAACTTTGTAATGTTCTTTCTATTTCTTCGGACTCCCCAAAAGAAATTGGTTTCAATTTTACATTAAGTCCTGATTTAGGGAGAGTTGTCTCAAAATAACCTTCTTCATTTGGTTGAACCTTTGTTTTTTTGAAGTTTAATTCATCCAAAAGAATTGTATGTGAAAATTCTTTATCTGTTCCTGGGTCAATTAAATTAAAGGTATATTCAGGTCCAAAAGCCGTATTTCTTAAGAAGATTAAAATTGCCTGTAGGTCACCATCCAAAAGTTCCTCAGGTCTTAATTCTGGTTCATAAATTTTATTTCTTAACAAAGAAAGAATAACACCTTCTTTAATTGAGGTACCAGCCATGATTATGTTTTCATCAGCAGCTGTTAAGTACCCAACCTTTACACTTTTCTTTTTAGATTTGTAAAAGATTCCTCCCGTAGGTAATTTAACCACATCATGTGGTAGAGAAAAATTTTCTTGTCCGTATTTCATTGCTTCTTCCATAAAAAAAACGTAGGGTTTTGTCCCTACGTTAAATATAATTAACTTTACTTTTTATGTAAATATTATTAATTAATAAACTAATATACATCTATCCATACGTAAAGTTGCGGAAATTTCCATGATCTTATCATCACTATAACCTAAATCACCGAATTTTACATCTTTAAGAAAAGTTCCTTCTAATATCCATTTCTCAACAACAACACCGGTTGGATCTAACATCTCTAGATCTACGTTTCTTTTATAACCAACGGCATAACCCATACGACCTGTTACAGATTCAGCACACAATCTTACCCATTCCATAAGAGCTTGAGAAGCTGAAGGTCCTATTGGATCTCTAAACTTAACACTTATTGTTTGCCATTCAAATCTACCAGCCACATAAGTAGAAGTGTTCAAAAATGGTATATCAACAACTTTTATATCTATAGAAGGTCTGCTCGCAGAAGTAACAAACCACTCATTTATACCTAATGGACTTGGAAATCTTAAAATAAACCTATTCGCTCTTTTCGGTTCGTAAGGTATAGGCATTTTCATTAGTAAATCAGCCATAATAATTAGTTTTAATTTTTTTTATTTATTATAAATATATCCCAAATAATTTTTTTATTTACTTTTTTTTAAAAAAAAATATTATCTAGTTTCCAGTATACTTAAATTTAACTCGCTTACTTAAAAATTCATCTTCACTAGTCTTTTCAATATTCTTTCTATCGTCATCTGAAAAACCTACAAATGGTAAAAAGAAATTTTTAACGTCATTTTTAATGTAAGCTTTTTTATTAAGTTCGTGTGATAAATCCGTCACATAATTAACAAACTTTTTTAGAGCTTTGACTTTTTCTTGTTCCGGGTTGGCCTCACTTCCTTTTCCAAAACTTACAGGGTAAAACTGACATAAATCTAAATATGAATTTATTAGTTCCATTTTGGACAGATCATCTTGATCCATAAATTCACGATATTTTTTTAAATTTTTGTATAGTTCGTTATTATCAATACCATTGGTATTTGATACTATATAGTTATATACCGCTTCTTTTAATGTAGTGGGGTTGTGTCCTCTAGCGGTGATAATTGAAAATATTGATCCTCCATTAATACATTCCACGAAATCGTTCCAAGAAGGTCCCGGTTCGGCTAACATGGAATCTATTATAAATCTTTTATCACCTTCGGTTCTAAAATGTCTGAAAGGATTTTCTGCATAACCAACTATTTGATCTCCTTTGTAGTTAAAATTTTCATTACCTATTCTTGACCTATACTTGGCAAAATCTTCAGTGGACATACCGATCTCTTCCCCTTCAGAATTTTTTAACATTATATTTGTAGGCATATAAACTATATTATCATCCCAATCAAAAGCATAATATTTCAAATCGGGTGTTCCTTCTTTAAATCCTTCTTTAATAATTCTTTTCATAATTTTTCAAAAAAAGTGGGGTTATAAATTACCACAAATTTATAACTTTTCTGTGATAAATCTAACCCCACCTATTTTAATGTTAGATATTTTCAAATGACGCACCTGTTGGTGTAATCAAGAATTCAATATCTATAAATTCAAGAGCTTTGGTAGGTTTAATGTAGATCTTACCAGTTAATTGATTTCTGTCTAAATCTTCAGGTGAAGAAGATACTGTGACACGGAAATCATATAAACCTCTATCTCTTCTGATACCATCTAATATAGGATTAACAGCATCTAAGAAATCTTGTCTTACTCTTTCATCATTCTGTTCAAACAACAATCTAACAGAAACTGCCGAAATTAATTTTCTAGCTTGAAGAAGTAATCTTCTAACATTGATACGATCAAGAGCGGATTCTCTAATTTGAAGAGTTTTGTTACCCCAAATTACTGTTCCCACGTCAGAGAATGTTGCAATTGGGTTAATTCTTCCTTGATAAAGAGTATCTCTATCTTGTTGTGTAAGTTTCTTTCTAGCCTTTATTGAATTAACAAGACCTCTTGTGTAACCTGCAGAAGCAAACCACGGGAATGAAATGTTATCAGTCAATGCTAGATTTCTTGTTACCTCAGCGGTTGCCGGGATATAAATTTGAGTGTTATTAACAGTATCTCTTGTTAGAACCCAAGGATAATAAGTAGCCGTATAGTTTGAATCTATACCGGTTTCTTCCAAATTATCAACCGCTTCTTGTGGATAAATAAGATCCAAATTATCGGTAATTGTAGGAACAAACATATTGTAATCAGGTGTTGTTGTAATGTAAATTGAGTCAGCTCTACTGAATTCAATCATGTCTATAGCTTCTTCTACTAAATTACTATTGTTAACATGGTCAATACCCGGTGTTACAAAAACATTTATATTAACCGCCTCAGGGTTAGAGAAAGTGTGTTGTCCCAAAAGATAAGCGTAATAATCAGTATTTGCCCAATCTCCTGTGTTATCACCAACAGTAATTCTTCTGAATAGACCCGCTCCGGTTGCGTTGGGGTATCTATCATCCGGACAAGCTCCTTTGAGATATCCCGATTTACCAAGTACAAATTGATCTGAGTTTGTTCTATATTCTCTATATATATCCCATCCGTCAAAACCTCCAGCTACAAACAAAGTGAACTTCCTTGCAAATATTCTGTAGTAAGGATTTTGATCATCATCAGGATCTTCACGGAAAGTTGCAACACCACATTCAAACGCAGGTTGGCCTGATGTTGTGAATCCTTTAGGTATTGTGATTACAGATGCACCCTCGTCCATATGGAAACCCGCAGTTTTGTAAGCCCAATCTTGTAAAGCCGGATTACAAACATCTCCAATGTTTTGTTTACCGAAATACTGATAAAAATCAGAATCATAACCTATAGAAGATGAAAGACCTAAATAAGTTCTTCTAACATTGTCACCCGCAGAAGAAACTGGATTATCAGTGCCTGAAGGGAAACCAAACGGAGGATTAAAGATTACTTCACCTGGGAAGAAATATTTTGTTTTATAGATCGGGAAAGGAGATCTTACACCATCATACAATCTAAAATTATATCCTTCAAATCCACAAGGTAATGAATCAACAGGTGCCTCAACATTAAGTTCAACCATGATAAATTTAGAATTCAAAGCAAATTCACCATCTGAGGAACCAATTTTTTTACCTACATAGTTATTCTGACCCGGGTCCATAGAACAATTAGTGAATTTTTCTAATACAACCGGATTAGCATCTGTATCATAGAAGTCTCTAACGATTACGTCAAACGTCAAGTTATTAAATGACATGTTAGCTAAAGAAATCTTCAACTGATCATTTGCACTATTCCCATCAGAAATTGATACAAATCTAAATAATCTATATACTTTATTACCTCTGAGTTCAGATACAACATAAGGACTTGCAGGACTTTGATATTTTTCGGCGTAGTATGCAATATTATCAATTTTACCTGATCTTGCACTATCTAACTCAATTATGTCTTGTCTTAAACCTCTAATGTATCCTTTATTATATGCCCATCTTAAAAGAACATCATATCTTTCTTCAACCATCAAAGGAACCTCTTTTCTGTCTTTACCAAAGTTGGATACACCAAATACCTTAGGAAGGTAAGTAGCGTCGGAAGAGGCCATTGAAGTTTTGAAAGTAAACAATTGATTGTCTTTATTAATAACATTGATACCAAAAGGAGCAAATGGATTCTTTCTAACAGCACCATAAGAACCTGTGAAATCAAGTGTAACTTTAGTACAATCATCAACTTCGTATTTAGGCCCATCGTCATCTTGATCAAAAATTGAAATACCTCTTGATCTCAAAGTTGCTATCACAACATTATTATATTCTGTGTAACTTGTACCTGTATAATAGTATATTACACCATACATAGTTCCTGAGAAACAAACGGGAGGTGTGGTAGAAGTGGCCGTCGGTGTGACTGAAGGTGTTGGATTATCTTCACAAGGGTTTGGTGGTGTAGGAGCCGCGGTTGTAGTTGTTGTAGTATGAGGTGTGTTATTAGGAAACACATATAAACTACCCACAGCGGTCCAAAATGAAAATCCTGAATAAGAATCTCCGGTTGGATTATCAAATAAAGAATAATACCATGAATCATTTTTTGGTGACGTATAATCAGCCAATAAGGAATCTACATTTGAAACATCCAATACGTTCGTTCCTGCTGTAAATCCTGAAGAAAGAGTTACATAGTCGTCATGTTCTATGGTACCAAAATAATAGATAGAGGAAGCACTCTTTGAAGGTGTCGTGAAAATGCCTTGTAATTGAGCTTTCAAATCACTATCTAAAGTAGAAGTTCCACCATCAAACTTTGTATACTCATTGTTAATTATACTTTGAATTTCATTAGGGAAATTTGTTAAGAAATCAATTGTATCTATGGAGTTATTACATCCTGAGAAATTTACCATAAAAGGTAATGTGACCGCAGTACAAGAAATGTCACAAGTTTGAGCGGTGAAATTGGGAGTTTTAACACATATTTCATTGAACCCTACAGTAGAACTATCTACGTTGGCTATTGTTGTTATAGACCAAGAAGGTCCCGCATCATATCCGGACAATCCCAAAACTCTCGTCATGAACATTTGATTGGATTGTTGTAAATAAGCTTTTGCTATATATGAAGCCTCATATTTAGGGATTTGAGTATTAACAAACTTTTCCGGAGAAGTTCCTCCGAAATATGTTTGAAACTCATCATAATTTGTAATGAATATAGGTTCAAAAGCCGGTCCCTTCAAAGCTTCACCTACAATGCCCAAAGTAGTTACACCAACACTCTGAGAAACGAAACTTAAGTCCCTTTCAGAAGTGTAAACACCCGGAGATACGAATACTTTACTATTTGTTGCCATTTAAAAAAAAATTTTAGATTTATTTATTTAATCATAAATATTTCTTTTTTTAGCAAAAAACTTTACTTTTCAAAAGATATTTATAAGTTGGCAGATTATTTTCTACCTTTTTTCTGCCTGTCATAGTTATGTCAGAAAACAAAAAAATAAAGAATATTAAGATATCAATAGAATCACACGAGGTTCTCAAAAAATATTGTGAAAAAAAAGGAATTAAAATTTACAAATTTTTAGAAAATTTAATTTTTGAAAAGTGTAAAGAAAAGAAGGATATCTATGGTGAATCCTAAACTATATTGGCTGTGAAGTTAAGTTTAGATGAATTACTTGATACAGATTTCACTATTTCAAACCTCAACAAATCTTCACTATTGACTTGAATTTTTGATAAGTTAGACCCATAATATTCATCGTTAATGTAAACCTCATATGACTGATAGTTTACACCATCTACAAAAGACAAATCTACTTTATCAAAAAATCTTTTATTAGTTACATTTGATGTTTCAGAAAACAAAACTTCCACACTATAAGTTGATGGGTTAGTTGATGGTTTTCTCTTTTTCTTTTTTCTATTGTCCCCTGAAACTTCATATAATTGTAAAACTCTTGAAACCGCTGGTTTGATTTCAAATTCGTCTTCATCCATTAGGAACCCTAACATTGTGAAATCATATGATTGTATGTAGTATTTCCTTTTTTCCAAATCCATAACTGATTCATCAGATACATTATCCCATATTATTGGAATATAATGTCCTTTAATTTGTGTGTAAGCTTGACGGGATGAAAATTTTTGTAAAACAACTTTGTTAAAACTATTTAATTCTCTCATTCTATTACAAATGATTTTAACAGAAAATTTTAAATCAACCGGAATTGGTTGTGGAATTTTATAAACATCTACGTTCAATCTGTTGCCGTCGTAATTTGGAACCGACGCATAATAAAATTGTTTTCTCACGGGAATGGTGTATATTGCAGGATTACCCCCAAATTTCATTTCCGGACTTTTTACAACTGATATGAATGGAGGTGAAATATTGTTATCCAAATCTTGAAAATTCCAAGTTTCAGTAAATTGAGCCCAATTCTGAGTGGTGATTATAATATCAACATTAGGAACCTTTTTACCATCAACAACAAGTTTAAGATCTTCCTTCACAAAGTCCAAAAATCCCCTATCCAAATCAGCATGAAGAATTGATTTTGGAAGAAAAGTTCCCTTTTCGTTTATTTTTTCCAATAACTCAACTCTTCTCGGATATAGAGTTCTCTGATATCCTAAAGTAATATCTTTTTTTATTTTTTTAGGGAATCCCATTATTATAGTTTTACATAATTAGTTCCGGGTATAAAATCTTTTGCCTCGTATTTTGGTAAAAGAGTTCTCCATGTATGTCCGAATGTTTTTTCAAAGTGTGGTTTATCTTTGAAAGATTTCCAATCTCCACCCCAAACCCAATTATTTCTTTTTAGTATTTCAACAACTTCCATCCAATCAGCTTTACCATCCTTATCAAAGTCAATATTGTCCTCCCAACTTGCAGAATCAAATTTTCCGTCATTATTGGTATCTTTAATTAAAACAATGTCTAACGCCAACCCATAATTATGAATTGATTGACCTCCTTTAGCTTTGGTTACAACACCTAATCTTTTACCATTTGCATCAAACAATCTTGTTCTACCTTGTGCGTAAATTGCGTCTTGTTCTGCAAATGTTCTTAAGGTGTAAGCAAATCTACAGATCGCCTTTCCGTTTAGTGCTGGAACGATTTGTGCCCTGTAGATATAATTTACTTCTTCTCTTACTGCAGGATGTAATAATTGAATCCTGTCTAACGTGATTTTGTCTTCCATATGTTTTAGTTTTTTATTCTTGCTTGGGCAATTAATGTATCATTACCATATTGAAATCTAAAAGTAAGATCCGGGTATTTGTTTTGTAAATATTCTAACCATTTTTTAACACTTTTCTTCGGCATGAAAGAAGATTTAACTTTATCTTCTTCATAATCAAACTTATCAAGTTGTTCTTGTGGAGTTTGGGTAATCCCTTGTTCCTTTAGAATTCTATAATATTGTGATTCAGTTAATTTTATTCTCATAACCCTCTAAATTCATTTTGACTAACAGGTGTTGCAATAATAGTTTTGTAAAAAGGTTTGTAACCTGCATAAGTATGTTTATTATCTGAAACAACCCTTCCGTCATTTGCGACAACATAATATCTAACCCTTGTTTCAGTTTCATAATATCCGATATAATCACCTTGATCAATATCAATACCAAGTTCATCTAAATGTTTTTGATAAACAGAAATTTTAATATTTCCTGGCTCAACTTGGCTTAAATTAGTTTTATTACCTATCATTTTATTCTCAGGTGCGGATACTTGAATATAAGCTTTGAATTCAACAGGTGCCATATACTTAACACCATCAGTCAATGTTTCACCATAAACATCATCTGTTTTGGTTTTATATCTATCAACCTTATATAACACGCAAGTGAAGTTCATGTCACCTTCCAACCATTCACTACCCATTTCAATATCCAAAGAATAATCTTCGGCACCGAAAAACTTACCAAGTCGTGTTATGGGAACCTTTTTTTCCATATTGATAAATATCTTTATTTTTATTATCTTTATATAAAAAGTTTTTTTGGAAAATGGAACACATTTAATTGAGAGAAAGGCGCTTGAAATGCTTGAGACATATTCAGGTTCAAATAACTATATCCTAAAGATCCAACACCAACAAAGTATTAATAAAAAGTTTTATCCTACCCGATCTCAATCTGAATACATATTAACTTTTCACGACACAAAACCAAAGGTTGCAAAAAAATGGGTTGATCTTGATCCATATTTTGCAAATAAAATATCTGATGAAAAGTTATATACAAAGGTTCCGGATCAGGTTTGGGTTGAGAAGTTATTAGTTGAAAAAGAAAAAGCATACCACATTTGGGGTAAGTTCTTTTCCGGTGAAACTAACCACGAATTTTGGTTACCAAAGTCGGCATTAATTAAAACTCACACAATAGAAAAGGTAGATATTGATTATTCAAAGTATGATCATAGACCTCCTTTATCACATCAGAAAGAAGCAATTGAGAAATTGGTTGGTAGTAAAAGATTTATCTTGGCGGATGATATGGGATTGGGTAAGACCACATCCACAATTATTGCCGCTCTTGAAACCGGGGCAAAAAAGATTTTAATTATTTGTCCCGCATCTCTTAAGATTAACTGGCAAAGGGAAATTTCAAATTATAGTGATAGAAGTGTTTATATCTCTGAAGGTAAAAACTTCTCAACTGAACACGACTTTGTTATTATTAATTACGATATCATTAAAAACTTTTATGATACCAAAGACAAAGAAAACTCGCTGATTTATAAATCAAACTTTGATTTGATTATTATTGACGAAGCACATTACCTTCAGAATACCCAAGCTCAAAGAACCAAACTTGTTAATTCTTTTGCAAAAAAAGCTAACAGGTTATGGTTATTGACCGGGACTCCTATGACTTCCCGTCCAATCAACTATTTTAACTTACTAAACCTTATTGAATCCCCTGTCGCACAAAATTGGATGGCTTATGTCATAAGATACTGTGAGGGATATCAGTTTAGGGTTGGAGGTAATAGAAAAATTTGGAATACAAATGGTGCTTCTAACTTGGAAGAGTTAAGAGACAGAACTTCAAAACAAGTATTAAGAAGATTGAAAACTGAAGTATTGGATCTTCCTGATAAGATTATCACCCCCGTTTATTTGAGATTAAGATCCAAACTATATGAGGGTCTGATGGGTGATTATTATAATTGGTATGAAAAAAACCCTGAAGAATCTTCATCTCTGACAGTTCAGTTTTCAAAACTGATGAAAATTAGACAAGTGATTGCTGAAGAAAAAGTTTCATCTACAATTGAACTTGCGGAGAACATTATTGAACAAGGGAAGAAAGTTATTATATTCACAAACTTCACCAATACTCTTAAAACTTTACTAGATCACTTCGGTAAAAAGGCGGTTGGTCTTGATGGGTCATCGTCTAAAGTGGAAAGGCAAAATGCAGTTGATCAATTCCAAGAGAATGATAAGATACAAGTGTTTGTTGGAAACATCAAAGCTGCGGGTGTTGGTATTACATTAACTTCTTCTGAAGCGGTTATAATGAATGACTTATCATTCGTTCCATCGGATCATAGTCAGGCAGAAGATAGGGCTTACAGATACGGACAAAAATCAAATGTGTCGGTTTATTATCCCATATTTGAAAATACAATAGAAGGTATCATCTACGACATGTTAATGAAAAAGAAAAACATATTTGAAACTGTAATGGGTGATAATATGGATAAGGGAGATTTCGTAGAAGAAGTTATGAATTTAATTAACAATAGATCGTAATATTTATTGATATGCAAAGTATCAATGAAAAAATATTACAAATTAAAAAGTTAATATCTGAAGGTCCGGTAGAAGAAAAATCTTATCTCTTAATGGAGATGAAAAAAATAGGAATAGATAAATTACCCTATTCTTTATCCGCTCTTAAAAGGTTCATAGATGCAAAAACTATGGACTTTCACTATAACAAACACTACAAGGGTTATGTAGACAAGTTAAATGACGCACTACAAAAAAGAGATTATGGTGATTTAGATTTAGAACAAATTGTTAAAAGAATATCTAAATTCAACACAACAATAAGAAACAATGCGGGAGGAGCTTATAATCACGCTTTGTTTTGGAAAATGTTGTCTCCTACTGAACAAAAACCCTCAAAAAAAATTTTTGATAAAATTAAAAAAGATTTCGGTAGTTTTGCTGAATTCAAAAGAAAATTTGAAGATATTGCAAAAAAAAGGTTTGGTTCCGGATGGGTTTGGTTAATACTAACTAAAGGAGGCAAACTTCGTGTTGTTTCAACGCCAAATCAGGATAATCCTCTGATGAACATATCAAAAAGAAAAGGATTTCCAATTTTGGGGTTAGATCTTTGGGAACACGCTTTTTACTTGAAATATCAAAATAAAAGAGATGAATATATTAAAAATTTTTGGAGTGTCGTAAATTGGGAATTCGTAGAAAAGTTATACGACATGAAAACGAACACAGTATTACAAGAACAATCACTATTAAAAAAACTAAATTTGAAAACTCTTATAAACGAGGGATTAGAAAAAGCTGTGTCTTTTTGCTCCCACGAACAACAACAACAATATAAAGATTTACTTTCAGTTTGGACATTCAAACAAAAATTTGTTGACAGATGGAAAAAACTTCTAAAAATATTATATCCGGGCTCTTGGAAAGCGGATAATGAGTTATTTCAAGGACATATGGAAGGGGTTTATACTGCAACAAATGAAAGATCTCTCTTAAATAATCTTACATCTTCATATTCGGCTTTTTGTATTCTACATAATGATATTAACACTTATCTCAAAAATAGTGGAGAACCTGTCATAATATTCAATGATGATGTTAAAAATAATTTAGTCGAATTGGATAGATTTTTTGATATAATGATTGAACTAAAAGATAGGATCTTCAATTTGGCAACTTCCAAAACATTTCAAAAAGTAGAAAAGACACTAAAAAGAAATGATTGTTTCGGTAAAAGAAATGAAGATGCGGCTATGAAAATTATCAACAAAATGTGGGACATTGCTGAATGTAAAATAAAAGCTGGTGGAGGATTGAGAACAGATATGCTTGCCGGGGTTGACGCCGCCATTTTTCTTGATAACGGAGAAACATGGACCGCACAAATAAAACCTTATAAATCTTTAACATACATCTCAGGGGATGAAAAATTAATAAAAATTGATGGAATATCTTTGATGAAGAAATATTCTGTTGATGTTTTTGTGTTTGTTAATGTTGCAAGTATGAAAGTCTACGTAATAGATAATAATTTGATATCTCATACGTCAAGCACTGCAACATTTAAAGAGAAGGATATAATAAAAGAACTAACTGGGGACTCAAGTATTGAATTACTTGATTGTTCTCAATATTTATAGTAAACATAAAATATGGCAATAATATCCGAACCACAGAGAACCAAGTTATTCACAAGAGTTAGACACTTATTAGGTGCCCCTCTTAGAAGTGTTGAGCTAGAAGATGAAATGTTAGATTCCCTTCTTGAACTTTCAATAGGAGATTATTCGCAATACATCCAAGATTGGCTTATAGAATCACAATGGGCTGCACTTCAAAATCTTAATTTAGATGAACAATCTCTCACAAGAGCTTTTGTAACTAGAAGTATTGATTATGAAACAAGATACACCTATGCATATTCAAAAATAGTTGGATTACAGACGGGTGGGGATTGGGTTTTGAAAAAAGATTTCATTCAGTTACAGAAAAACCAACAATTATATGAAATTCCCGCCGGTAGAGAATTAAATGAACTATTATGGTTCACACCGGCGGAGTTAACTAATATTCTATTTGATCCTTGGTCATTTGGTGTGATGGGTGGACCAGGACTAGGAGGACCGGGAGGTTATTCACAACTAGGATATAGTGGATCTTATTTTTTAATGCCGGCATTTGACATGTTATTGAGAATGCAAGAAATTAATATACAAAGAAGAATTATCGCATCTGAATTAACATATAGAGTAACCGCACTTCCTGATGGAAAAAAAATGATTCATTTAATGAACACACCCGGAGGTAAATTTGATTTCGGAAATTCAAATTTCACCAACGGTAGAGTTTGGTATTGGTATTACGATACCGAAGGTAAAGATAGAGATAATTGTCTCAAAAATAATCCCGATATTGTCAAACTTCCTTCAGACGTTCCGATTGATGAAATTGCTTGGGATGACTTAAATAATCCGGCACAACAATGGGTTAGAAGATGGTTTATCGGACTTTGTAAAGAAACACTTGGTAGAGTTAGAGGTAAATACAGCGGAAATCTGAAAACTCCTGATAGTGAACTTACTATGGATTACACAAGTTTATTGACTGAGGGAAAAGATGAAAGAGCAAAATTAGAAGAAGAACTTAAACAACGTCTTGAAAGAATGAGACCTGAAAAAATGATGGAAAAACAAGCCCTTACCGCAGAAAACTTAAACAAATCCTTGAAGTTTAGAGCTTTCCCAAGACAAATATACGTTATTTAATTTATGGCAGTATTAAGAAACACACCATCACAAAGAGTAATCAATGGATCAATCATCAACTCATCTGAAAGTGCGATTGTATCCGACTCAATTTTCAGAACTAAAGGAGAAGGGATAATTGTTGTTAAGAACGTTGATTATTGTACTATAAATTTAGATCACACAACAACAGATAGAACCGTTATAAAGGCTTTAACAAAAGTTCTTATTCAACCAATTATGGGAATGATTGATGATGAATATCATGAACTTTTAATTGAAAAAGGTGCTTGTGTTGAACTTGCCTTTTGTGGTGGTGGATGGTACATTCTAAGTTCAGATGGATTGAAATTTAGTTAATATATTCTTCCCACCCCTCTTCAGCCATTTCATACATATAATCCGGTTTTAGACCGCGTCTTTCCCAATACGCAACTTCAGCATCAGACATATTCAATACTTCATCCAGACTATCTTGATCTCCCGCGTCAAAGGGATGGCCGTTAATAAGTTCACATTGTGATGATGTGAATAGACCTCTTTCATCAGGATTCTCAACCAATAGTGAATTTCTAATCTCGTCTTTGAATACAACAAGTAATGGTTCAATCCTTTTATTAAAAACTGATATCGCTCTTGCCACATTGTAATCTCCGGTCATATTTGGATTTTCTTCAATCGTTTTTGAATCCAACATATAACAATTAATCTGAACAAACCCTTCGGGCATTTCTTTTCCGTGTTCAAAAAGATATTCTTCTTTTTGTTTTTTGGTTGGTTTGGAAATCTTTTGAACATCTCCGTGAGACGCTTTCACACCATTATTGACATAATAGATTACATCCCCAAGATTAACGTTCAACTTATTTTTGATTGCAAGTTCCATATGAGCCATCATTGACATTGCACCTCCCGCCTTTGTTTTCTGTGAGGATCTTTTCTTATAGTCATCCATCGTCAATTTAACCTTGGCTCTCTGAGCAATCTTCATAAGTGGAATCTCCTTGTTGTAGATCTTTGTCAGGTATTCATAATACCACTCAACAAATTCTTGTCCTTTACCTTCAAGTAATAACTTAACACCCTTGTCCAAGAAGTCCTCAATATAAAGGGGTAGTTTTTTTGATTTGATTGTATTACCGGTTAGTTTAACTTTACCTTTCGCATCCATAACCGCATAGTTCTTACGAGCAAGGTTAATACACGAAGGCCAAGTTCCGTCAGTATCAAGTGCCATCTCACCCCTCATAAACATATCATTAAACTCCGCCACATCAGCATTATCCCCAGTATACTCCTTACCCTCTTTAACCTTCCAATTTAGACCTTTTCCAATATACCTTCTATTCTCCCACCCTTCAGGTTTGGAGAAGTTTACACCATCCGTATCCATCACCAGAGGGGTATATCCTCTCTTCATAAAGAACTTAATCATCATACGAAGATACTGCCTTCCGGTACAAGTGATTTGTTCACCCATATACATGTCACCCCACGCAAATACCTGTGGAGCTGACAAGGCACCGAACATGGAGTTGATGAAGATCTTAATCGGTAACTGCTTTCTATCGTAAGACAGAGATTTCTTCGGATCTGATTCTTCATATTGACCCGCCAAGTTCTTATACAAGATACGAGTGTCACGGAAGTATTTAAGCATCGCCTTCATTCCTCCCGTAATATCACAATCAGGAAATACATCGTGAACAAGTTGAATGGATGGGTATAGAGAAGAGAAGTCAAGTTTGAGAACATTTCTTGAATACCCCACTTTCAATAATCTTGAAAGACCTCCCACGAAATCTGTCTTTTGTTGTTTCTCGGGAATTGCTAACTTGTATTTGTAAGACCAAGCGAGCATAAGCATCTTCCATAAAGTTGCGGTTCCCATTGTTGAAACCCTTTCATAAGTTGTAGGAATCATGGCTGCAAGTAGAAACGAACCCTGATTAAACTCTTCATCCACAAGTAAAGTTTCTTCCAAGTCATCGTCAAGATACCTTTCAACAAGGTTATCTCCTGTGACCTTAATATAAACTCCGGGAAATCTTTTATCCAAATCTTTGAATTCGGGTTTGTCAGCTTTTTTGTATTTTCCGTTCTGAACATTTAACCAATACTCTTCCTTATCACGATACATCTTTCCGATATCTGTATGATCAATATAGACACGATCAGCGGCTTCCGCTTTGATATATTTGGTAATGTATTTAAGACCTGCTGACTTAATTGATGAATTGATCGCTTGAGCCCTTCTAACGGCGTGGATAATATCTAATACATTATAACCCCACATTGAGACCTGATTATATTTCTCAACCTCATTTGCAAGTTTTAACAACTGCTCGTTTTGTCCGATGTTTTTTCCGGGATTTAATGTCTTACAAGTTTTCTTAATATCCAAACCCAACGCCTTACATCTTTCAAATATCCAATACCAATCGAAGTTCGCTGAGTTATATCCACCGATGATGGTTGGTTTGATCTCGTCTATGATGTTAAAGAACTCAATTAACCCCTGTCTTTCCTGTTCCTCATCAGAACATTCAATAACTTTTCTATAACCCTTATTGGTCTTAATTCCGATCATAAAGATCCTTCCATCCTTTGGTTCTAATGCAGTTGTCTCCAAGTCAAATACAAATCTTGTAATGTCATTGTATTCTTCATATCCTTTGAATAATCTTTTTTCTTTTTGAATGAGGTATTGCTCAACCGGAGGAAGGATAAGGACCTTGTCTTTCATCTTTTCTCCCCACGGATCAAGTCCTCCATCTCTGAAGAATTGAATAAGTGATCTATAGTTCTTTAAGGATTTAACCAAGAACTTAAGACCATTTTTCATTCTTTCATTATCACCTGTCTCAAGTTTTTCAATCATAATACCATACTTGGTCATTGACTCTTTCTGTAAAGCTTTGGAATTTTGGTAGAAATTTAGACCGTGTAAATCACCGACCCATGCGAAGGGGGTGAATGTATCTTTTACTATTACTTTACCTCTACCGGGTATTTCTTTGATTTTGTAAATAAAGTCGGATCCGTAATCAAATTCAATTGCAACAATATGTTGTTCCGGATCATTACCTTCTAGGAAGGTTTTGATATCTTCTTGACTGATCATATTTTATTTGCGAGCGGATTATTAGCTTTCACGACATTGTGAAATTCCCCTTACTCATACAAACGCAAATATAAGATAATTTTCTAAAAAATCAAAATCAAGCGTCAATGTTCTTAACAACCAAAGTGTCTGAAGAGTCATAATATGACAACCTATTTAACCCACCATCCCGTTGGAAAATATTACAATTATAAGTTTTATACACAGATGGTGTTGTTGATAAACCAACAACTTGAATTGTTACATCATCAACACCATCAGTTCCGCCAATAACTGATCCCAAAACCAAAAATGTATCACCGATGGTATAAAGTTTACCTGGTTGATTTACTACAACATATGTTACAACATTACCTGAGACATTAATATCAAAAGTTACCCCAACTCCAGTACCGCCTGTAACAGATATTCCGACGAATAATCCATCGGTTGCTGTAGATCCTAAAGCAGTATAAGTTACACCTGTAATATTTCCATAATTTACTGTAAAATCAGTAGAGATGATACTTGCTTCTATATTATTCTTTTGGAAATAATCCCCTAAAGTATTACTCTGAAAATAATCTGCAACTCTGTTATTATAGAAATACTCACCAACATTATTACTTTGGAAATAATCACCGATGTAGTTTTTCTGACTAGACCCCCCACCGAACCCAAATCCTTCGTCGATAGTATTATTAAAAAAGTTATTTCCAATAATATTATAAGAAAAATCTGTGGCTATTTGATTAGATTCAAAGAAATCTTGGATTTGATTGTATGTGGTATTACCACTGAAAGTATTATTATTAAAATCTCTACCAAAAGTGTTATTTATTATTGAATAGTTATTTACTAAACCAAATGTCCCAAAATTATTTGAACTTGTGGAATCTTTGAACTCATTTTTATAAGCTACAGACCAAACATTATTACTTTGGAAATTATTAGATAATTTATTTTGATAAAAAACACCATAGAAATTATTATTGGAAGTAGAAACACCTATATCATTTCTATAAAATTCATCGTGAATTCTATTATTATTAAAAAACGGACCAATTTTATTTTCATACATGGTTCCTCTTATTGAGTTATAATAAAATTCATTACCGATATCGTTATTATTAAAACTACCCCCATTGTTCCAGTTATTATTGAAATCGTCCCCTACGTTGTTACTATTGAATTCATTATCATACCAAACATTATTATAAAAATTTTGTTTGATTATATTATATCTGAATCTGTCGTAGAATGTATTTCCATAAAAACGACTACCAACAAATAAATTACTGATAACATCATCACCAAATGAATTGTTATAAAATTCATCTCCAAAATTATTACTTTCGATATCTACAGTATTATCATCAGCATTTACAAATACGTTGTTAGGTAAAATGAAATCATTATTATTTATGTCAAACATATTTGCATAATTACCGAAATAGTTATTTGCAAAATAATTGATATTTGCAAAAGTATATTGCTCGTAATATTCAGTATCACCCGTGAAGTTATTTTGTTTATACTCTAAAGAAACAAGTTTTATTTCGTTAGGTGGAAAATTATCAGTAATTGCTGAGAAACTCACATTCAAATTGGATAGTGTGTTGTTAATATCTCCCAAATCAACAACTGATAAATAATCTGTTACAACATTTTGAATTTGAGTATTAGTTGGTTTAACTCCTTGAGACAAACCGAATAATAGATAATGAACTTGAGTTACACCTGTTAGATTGCTTATTGTATCTCTATCATCATCAGTTGATAAATCAGCGTCGTGAGTGATATTTGGATCAATTGTGTCAACAATAAAAATGTGGGTAACCGAAGGATCACCAGCATCCCAAACTCTTTTACAATAAACAGAGAAGTCATTACCACTTAAAGAAAGTGTGTAATCAAACAAATCAGCCTGACCCTGAGAATCAGAACCCAAGTTACCATCAATTTCAAAATCGGTTATTGTAACATCTTTTGCGACCATTACGAATAAACCAGGATATAGATTGGTAAAATATTGAGAACCCGTTCCGAAATATGTATCCCCTGACTGAACAGTCCCATCATATGTGAAGTCCGATAATGACGCTTGATTATTATCATTTACTGGAGGATCTGTCATTTGAGTATGTGTATATGGAATTTGACTAAATAAATCTGTATAAATTCTATTACCACCATCATACATATCATCACCACCATCATTTATATCGTTATTACCAACATCATTGAAATAATATAAACTACCCGCAGGACTTTGTTGTGTTCTCGTATCAGTTCTAAAAAATTGATATCCGAAATTATCTGTGAAGTTGTCGTAATTATAACCTTGAACAATCATTTCTGTGTTAGAGGTTATACTCACGATTTTATAAAATCTTGGAAGATTTGCCTCAATGAAAATAACTTCACCCACCTGTAAATCATTTGTAAAAAAAGTATCTTTACCGTAAACAACTAAATCAGTAAACCCTGTGATTCTACCATCCAAACTTCCAGTTACGAAGTGTGTTGTATATCTTTTGAATTTAACCGCCTTATGGTCATAATCTGTTCTGTTATTATATTCATCAATTCTTTCAGTTATTCTACCTTTAGCAGGAGAACTTGTTCTTTCAGTCGTTGTGAACGTAATATCATAAGTAATTTTATCTTTTGGTTGACTTGGTTGGTATGCTTGTGGAGCTAATGACGCATTTGATGTTGCAAAAACAATTATTGGGTCAATATCTGCAGTTCTATAATTCCCTGTGTAAATTGGACTACCATATTGATCATAATCGGGTTGGTCATAACAAGTTTGGAAATCTGTAATTTTATAGTAAGAACCGGCAGTTAATGTCCCGCCTGAAAACATACCATAAAGTTCAGAATATGTTACCTCATCGAAAATAAGATTATTAGATATAGATGCAAAATCTATATGATATGTCAAACCACTTAATTCTACCGGAAATAATGTTTCCGAAGTGGGATTTGCTAGATTAGTTAATTGACCAATTGTTTTTCCTGTTAACATAGTTTCTTTTATTTTATAAATATCTTTTATTCAATGTATCTTAAATAAAACCCATCACCTACTGAAATATATTCATCTGTGTCGGTTATTATTGGATCTATCGGATTATCCTCAGGGGTCGGTGTAGGAGTCGGTGTAGGAGTTTCAGAAGAAGTTAAAGTCGGGGTAGGTGTTGAAGTATTTGTTGTTGTAGGAGTTTCAGAAGAAGTTAAAGTCGGGGTAGGTGTTGAAGTATTTGTTGGTGTTGGAGTTGGAAGAGGAAACTGAAATATAACCTGTCCAAACACTTCATAAGAATAACCTGATGGGGATAGTTGAGTTACGATTAAAGTTGACTCTGCAGATAGATCACCATATTCCAAATCATTCAAGAATAGAGTAGTTTCACCTGATAAACTTCCAGCCGGAACGAAAATAGTTATTCCGGGAGTATCATAGGTTCCCCCCGATAATAATCCTAATTGAACTATTGTTCCCAAACTAACCGTTTGGTCTAAAGGTCTACTCAATATCAATTTGTAGTTACAAATGACAGATCCTGACATTACCTCAACAATCAAATTAACATTTAGATCTCCCGGAGTTACAGAAGGAGTTGGTGTTGAAGTTGTTGTTAGTGTTGGTGTAACAGATGGTGAAGGTATTGGTGTTTGACTTGGACACACGGGGCATGGTGTAGATGGGGGACAAGGTTGAAGATAACTTTGATCGTCACAACAAATCTCGTCAGAAATAAAACTATCCGTTACATTTATGTAAAGTTTTTCTCTTATCGGAACAATTAAAGTTCCTTGATCAGTTTTTAACATGAACTGACCTTCATATCTACCAACTTTAGATGTATCTCTTTTAGTAAATTTATAAAATATGTAATATTCAGGTGGAGTGTCGGGATCAATAAAAGTTTTGGAAACAAATCCTCCTGTTTTAGAAGTTATTCTTGGTAATCCTGTTTCTACATCAATCATTGAAAAGGAAATGGATGCCTTTTCAATCAAACTCATAAATTCATTGTAGTCACTTCTCCCATCCTTCACTATTTGCATTTTCAGCAAAGGGAGTGTGGCATTTTTATTAATAAAAAACTCCATTTATTTTTTATTAATAAATATACCGATTAAGATTCTTTTCTTAATTTTCTGTCGTAGTGATCAAATCTATTATGTTCAGTTGGAGTCATTAATAAAATACCAGGATTTAATTCACCTTTTTTTGTCAGTTGATACATATGAGACATCCAAGTTTGTTCATAAGGATGAGCCCAAGTGGTATCCAAAAACATTTTTTTATTACCTGTTCTACTTACAATTTGTGGCCAATTACAATAATAAATTTCTCCATCGGCATAAGGTATACCATTATGAGATTTTATACTATTAAATTTTGTTCTTGGTGCGTTAGGATCTAATCCTTGAACAGGTAATTTAGGTTTTTCCGGCCAAAATTCTTCTCTTACATGTTGTGGAACATTATACCAAGACCATTGAACTCCGTTATCCCCAAAAAATTCAGTATAATTGAATTTGAGAAAATCAAAATTTTCTTTTTTAATTATTGATAAAGTGTTATCATAAAAATTTTCCACATACCTATTAAATCCATTTCTACATACATCGCCTTCTTTTGGATAGAAGAACATATCATCTTCAAAGAATAAATAATAATCTAAATCAGTTTTATCAAAATGTTCAGCAATCCATTGGCGACCTCCACATATTCCTAAATTATCCTTTTTGATATGTTCAAAACCATATTCTTTACAAATTTCTTCATATTCTTCTGTTGTTGATTCATCAGAAGAGTTATTGAGGAGAAATTTTTTTGTTTTGAGTAAAAAATCATTATCATATAAACGAAATGAATTTATAAGTGTTTGAAGTTGATTGGGTGAGTTAAAAGTTATTACGTATAAACCTACTTTATTTATATCCAAGTTATTACCACTTGAAATATTAGTTTCAGATTTAACTTCAAGTCTATCATTCTTCAAATCCTCAAAAAATTTACCCATTAATCCGTTACTTTCTATATCAAAATAATTTATTAAATCAGAATTTTTATAAGTCATAATTGAAAAAATACTTTCTTCAGTTCCCATTAGTCCATCATTTAACGTTGAAATTAATAAATTATAATATATTGAATTTATTTTTGATATTGTATCTTTAGGTCCACCAAAAAAACCACCTCTTGCTACTTTTTTTACTTTAGCATCGGCAATAGAGTTAAGCTTGGGATATTCAAATCCATGAATTTCATTATTGGCCTCATAAGGAAAACATACAAAAGAAAATTTTGAAATATATTTTGATAATTTTTCCAAAACTTTATCATGTGTGAAATATCCGGGATGAACAGTATTCGTTAAACCAGCATCAATCCAAAACAAATATTTTGAATCAAACTTATCTAATATTTTTGCATCATGTAGCAGAAACATTTTGGACATAACCAACGGGTTATACATCTCAAGTTTCGCTTGAGTTGAATCTTTTAACCAACCAGCTTGATTAAACCATTCTGGAGTTTGTCTTATTTCCTGTATTTTTTCATAGAACTGATTGTTTTTGAACCAAGACAAATCCCTTTTCAAAAAAAGGGTATTCTCATTTTTTCTACGTGTTTTAACGAAAGTTTCAACATTTTCATCACCAAAAATGATCATATTACAGTCTACTTTCAATAACTCATCAAACTTTGATAAGTAATGATCAAAATTTCTATTCCACCCTTGAGAAAGTTCGGATCTTTTAATATCCCATAAACCGGTCACTAAAGTAATATCAGAACCTGATTTTGTTTGTTCAACTACAACAGGTTCTGCGACTTCATTAATAGTATTGAGATCATAATGATTTTTCAATTCATTATAAAAAAGTTTAGGAATTCCAACAATGTCCTGACCTGTAATTTCATACACAAAATTATTATCTTCAAATTTCTTCTTGATAGATTCTTTATCATCGTCGGAAAGATTTATCCATTCTAATCTGATTACTTTCGGAGAATATTTTTCAAAATCAATTTGTTTGAATATTACATAGTCATGACCTTCCGCGTCTATTTTAACAATATCAAAATTATAAAATTGATGTTTTTTGATCAATGTGTCAAAAGTTATACAAGGTACTGTTGTTAGTTTACCATAATCCTCAACTGTTTTGCGATCAAATTCACTTCCTAATCCATTTTTAGGTGGGTATACAGCACTCATTCCATAGAAGCAAGAATGGACTAAACCCTCATCTATAACTGATTGGTCAATCATCAACATTTTAATTTCACCCTCATAATCAGAAATTGCTGAGTTCTCAAATAATGCGGGTGATTTGATATTTTGTTTAAGTTTTTCAAATAAGTAAGGAATTGGTTCAACATATAAAACCTTATAACCATACATATTGGTATACCCAATCATCTCATCAAATAAAACGCCGTCCATGGCACCAATATTTAATGCGTTTGTTTCTTTTTGTTTTTTACCTAAATAGTGTAATGCCTTGTCAAAAAAATTATCCATTAATTAAAGTTATTTTTTTATTTATTTAAATCTTCAAAAATTCTATAAAAGTAAACATCATTAGGGTGATTACAACAAATACCAAGATCAACTTCTTCGTGATGCCATGTTGTAAACTTTAATGGATGATACATGTTTTTATCTCTGAAATAAAGGACTGTCATTAAGTGTTCTTCTCTTTCAAAACAATTCAACTCCACCATCTCTTTCATCAAATTTTCATAATCTTGACAAAACTTTTTAACACTGTTTACAGGACCTCCGAACATTCCACCCACGATATGACAGTTTTCATCTCTCGGAAATTCTTTGAAAAATAATCCGTTTGGTGCCGCTTCAAACAAATGATATGTTTGATCTCCATATAAAATGACAAATTTATCTTCTATTTTATTTAAATTTTCCACCAATTTTGGTGAGAACAAATTACATGTGAAAAAAGATTCAAAACCAGTTCCGGTTCTATATCTATTTGGGAAAAGTCCGCCATGTGATAACCCACAATCAATCCAATATACATAATCGTAACCGTCATCTAAATGGTTGGACATCCACATTGGTTTTCCGTGCATCACCTCATAACAACGATCATATTTAGTTCCGTTTAAACATTTTTGAAAATATTCATGATAAGGGTGTGAATATAAATCATAATTTACTATCTTAACATTTTCAGGATACATACTTTGGTTTATTGCCGATTCTAAATGTTGTCTATCATTTTCAGACGTATAAACAACAACGTCAGATCCCATACTAATAATTGTTTTAAGACCATGAAAATAATGCCACAATCTACCAACTCTTCCCCCCAATTTAGTATTGTCAAGACCATTATAAAAACAGGTGACAAATAAAGTTTTTTTGTTACTCATAATATTAATTAAAAAAATATGTGGTTATTTGGTTTACCATAATTGTCTGCCGGCCACCACCCACCAACAAAAAATTCATTTTCTTTTTCAACAGGGAAGGTATTTCTATAATTTGAACAATGAATCAGATATGAATCAGAAAATAATGGAGCAACTTTAGATCTTAAAAATTGTTGATCAAAATCATACTTAATTCCATTCCAGCCTTCAGATAATTCTTTCATGTTTACCCTGTCGTTTTTTTTCATACCCCACATACCACCCATAATATCGGGGTGACTTGGGTTGTCTCTTATTGAATGTAATAGATAAGGAGATTCTAAAAATATATCAACACATTTTTTTTCTCTATAAGATAATCTAGCATCCGCATCCCTTGATATCATAACTTCAACATCTTCATCATCTATAGGTAAAAATCTCCAAATCATGGGAAAAAGTTTGTCTGGGCCTTCTTCCATCAAAACTAATTCGCAGTTATCATAAGTTTTCATTTTCTCCACGACTAATTCAGGAACTGATCTTCCATAATAAACCCTACATACCCAATCAGGATAAATAATTTTTGCAAGTTCTAAGTTACAAATGATTCCATTACAATATCTATTGTCAGATCCATATAAACAAAAGGAAATAATTTTTTTCATTCTAAATCCAAGTTTCTAAATCTAATATTTTATATGTGAATTCTACACTACCTTTTGGTGATAGATAATCTTCATAATACTTTCTTGCGTTTCTTGAAATATAATCCAAAAATTCTTTATCGTCTTTTACCTCTCTGAATCTATTTTCAATCATTTCCGCATGTTCTTTATTTCCCAATCTGTCATAATATAAATCCTCCGGTCTATTAACCGACACATAATGAAAATTAGGTATCAGATGATTATACATTTTATTTTTATATTCAAATCTAATAATTGGAATACCCATCCCGAAATTTTCTACATCTCTGTAACAAAACTCGGCTCTACCTGCTATAGATAATGCCACCTTGAATTGAATCAATTTTTCAGAGTACCCATTAAAATCACCAATTGGTAATCCACCACTGAAATATTCTTCATTGAAGTTACTCAAAATTTTCCTATCCTCAATTGAGGTCCCCCAAAAACAAAATTTATCAGTCAATTCTGATAAAGAGATTCTTTTTTGATATTTTGAATCTAAATCAAATTCATTGGATGGAAAATAGATCCAAGGTCTGTATTTGTAAAAGTTTTGAGGTTCCCTCAAATGATTCTTTATGTTTTGTTCATCAAATTGAGCAACTAGTATTTTTTTACATAGTGGGTTAGATTGATGATTTAAAATTGCTCCTGTAAGGGAATCTGAAACGGATAAGACAACAAACTCTTTTGTTTCTTTATTTTCAATAATCATTTCACATTCTAAAAGATCCGAACGACTATCATTATTCAATAAAGTTACAGGATAAGATCTTATGTTGGCGTATTCAAAATATGTATCTTCTTCTACATCAAATTTTTCTTTCAGATATGAAATAAAATTACTGAAAAAAATATTATAATATCTATACCTTGATGAAGCCTCGTTTTGAGGTGTACGTATAATTATACTACCCATCCGTTTTTATTAATTAATTCTATTTTATTATTAGATACAGATAATGGGTAAAATAAGAAATTGGAAATCCAAGATATGTCATAAGCAAAAATTATTTTTTTTGACTTTCCAATAGAAACCATTTCTGCAAAAATATTCTTTAACCTATGTTCTAATATACTATCATCTAAATTACCATAATACAAACCATTTGTAAAAGCATTCATGTCATTATTAACAACGTCATAATTATCAAATTCATAAGTAAAAACATTTGGTTCTTCTTTCAAAATTTTATAAATATAGTTGTTGTTGGTGCCTAAGTGGTAATATTCATTAGTTTCTTTAATGTAATTTCTTATATTATTTATTATTCTGTCATATCTATCATTGTTACCATCTATAATGTCTGAAGTTCTAATATGTAAAAAATTATAGTCTTTGGGATTTTTATCCCAAAATAAATTTACTTTTTCAAGTATTGATTCGTGGGGTTTTGGTAAAACGCTTGGGATTTTATTTTCTAAGTGAATTCTTTGAGCATCAAAAATACTGAATTGAAAATTGTTCGGTATTTGATCAAAAAAAATATCAAAATGATGTTGACCCGGTTTTTGAGGATGATGGTTTGATCCATAATAGTTACAACCATCTATTTCCAATTCATAATGCGTGTTATTTGTTTCAGATATAGAATCAAAAAAATTTATGGTCTCTTCATCAAATAAAATTTTAAAGAAAGGAGTTCTAACATATTTGTTTGATCTTAATGATATTTTTAAATGTATTTCATATCCTATTTTCTTCGCCCCATTAAGAATGGTCATATAATGTGAAACGTCTGAGACAAAATCTCCGAGACCTGAAGTAAAATTATGCTGTATAATTGCCTTCATATCAACTTACAATATTATGGTCTAACCTTCCGGATATTTTATCACACCACCCTTTAGATTCAGAGTGGGGCCAAACAACCCAATATGCGGGTGTGTGAGATGTTTGGAACTCTCTCCATACTTTACAATATCTATCAGGATCATTCATCATCCTATTAATTTCATTTTTATCGGCATCTTTCCTGAATATTGTTTCATCATCACTTGAATGGAATGCAACTGCCCAAAAATCATAATCTTTTTCAGGAACTTGAGAATATCCGATATCAATACAATGTTTGAAAATTTTTGCAAAACTTTTTTTCCACTCTTCTTCGTTTTCAAAATCATATGGATTTGGTGGATATTTTTTATCTAATGTGTATTGTTGAACTGCTCTTTCACTAAACAAAATACCGGAATACTTTTCATAATCTCTTAAAGTTCTAACCTTCCCGAATCCATATTTTCCAAAATCGTCAGGGTTAAATACTTCACCATCCATACTGAATAATCTTCTATTTTTAAGATGAGATTTTTTATTCTTCTCACCCCAAGTTCTATCATCATCCCATTGTTTTGTTCTACCTTTTCTTGTGTATTCGTGCCAAATAACAACTTTATGAGGGTGGAATAAATCATATCCGTGAGTATATGCTCTTGCAGCAATTGAAATCTCTTCACCGTGAAAATAATATTCGGGATCATGTTGAACTTCTTTGGCGAACTTACCAATAGTAAAGCAGAAGTGGGCGGAATAAAAACGGGCGGTAATAGGTTCTGTAAGTTCTTGCCAACCCGGGATTGTTTCAGGTAGGAAGAATATTGCTCCTTCAGGAATAAATCTATCAAACACCATTCTCCATGGATCTCTTACTCTTCCTGCCGGGTCATTTTCAGGGTTGAATGATGAAACATATCCGGTTAGTAATGGTTTCTTATGACCTTTCTTTTTTAATTGTTTAATCATTCCAATTAAAGTGTCATCCCAATCTTTTTCAAATCTCATATGGGAATCAATCTGCATTGTATATTCCTCATTTTGATATAACTGTTGGGTTAGATTTCTTGCCCAACAAACACCTTGAGATTCTTGATGTGGAATATCCAAAATTCTGAATCTTGGATCGTCTTTATATTCCGATAAGTCATCAAACTTATCGTCGGGATGAAATTGTCTTGCGATTGAGAAAACTAAATTCTCAGGTCTTTTTGCATTTGCGATACAATCTTTAACTGTTTTAACTAATTCGGGATCTCTGTAAGATGCGATTTGAATAAAGATTTTCATTATTTCTAATTTTTATCTTAAAAATAATGAAACTCTAAATTTTTTGAATACTTAATTAAATTATTTTATACCACCACAACCAACCAAATAATCTTACAAAAACATATCTTATGTAGTTATCAAACTTATTTGTGTTAGTGATATTTGTCCAAAATAACATTTCTTGGTCTACTTCCTTTCTTGACATGTTGTGGTCTCTGATAACATATAACCTATCGTGAATTAGATAACCGATTAAACCGTCGTTATAAGGTCTTACAATACTCCATAACCATTTTGGAACGGTTGACATATCATAATAAAAACCTTTTCCAATATTAATTATTTTTTCATTACTTAATGTAATGGTTAGAGGTTCCTGTATTTTCCAGTATTTTGCACTTTTATCAGAATAAACGTAAGATTGAATTATTAATTCATCGGTTAACAACTTTTCAATAACGTTGTCTTTTGTGATATGACCTCTGCCAATCATTATAAATTACAAAAAGTAACTTAAATTTATTGCCGATCTAAAGGTTTGATTGTTACCCTGACTAACAACACAAATCCAAATCTCATCATAACTTCCATCTACTCTTATACCTGGTCTTATAACATTATTTTCAAATTGGAAATTGTCAACTTGAGTACCTCCTCCTGAACCTAAAAATGTCGTCAAAACATATCCATCTGATGTAATCGTTTGACCCGTGGATATAGAATATGCGATTGCTGTGTTTGATACACCAGTAAATACCGCACTTGAACTTAATGTAGGATTAAGTTCAACAGTTATATAATAGTCAGATTTTGAAGGTGTTGTTGTATTAAGAGATTGTATATCACTTAAGGTTATATTAGCACCCTCATATCCACTTGCAATTCTATAACCAATTAATGGATATTTCGTGCCAGCGGTGGTGGCTTGAACAGTGGGGAATTGTGTTAAGCCTAAAGATTGTTGTAATCTATTCAGAGAACCTTCTAAAGACACTTGAGAACATATCATACTTAAACTTCCACTACCAGCACCAACTTGTCGAATTTCGTATCTAATTGGTTGATTGGGCGCCGTCATATAAATCGTTGATAAATTATTTGTTCCTGAATTTGTTGTAAAAATTCTAAGTTGGCCATCAATTACCAAACCAAATCTTACTCTACCAACACCCAACCACTGAAAATCAACAAACATAAGTTGAGTCAAAGACCAATCTATAGAATTTACTAAAAAATCATCGTTTGACCAAGTTGTAGTGTCAGCACTATAAATTGTTGTCCCTGACTTCCAAATTTGAAACGATATTTGGTTTGTTTGTCCATTAGATTCCAATAATATACCATCAACCACAGAATCATAAGGTGCGGAAGTGTTAGTTGTATAGTAACCCAACCTTTTTATCACATCCGTCTCCAACTGAAAATTTGAAAAACTGGCCTCAAATATTTGTCCTTTTCCGGGTTGATAAATTGCTCTACTTGTAGTTTGTCTAATCACGTAATCATTATTGGCCGAAGTTGACATAATGACTCTAGCATTTGGTTCGTCATAGATTGAAGTTGCAGTTCCTGCCGTAACCTCATTAATAAGTAATGGTAATTTATCGTGGACGTGCTTAACCTCAAGAAGGGACGTAACTTCACTAACTCTTAATCTTTGAAACGCATCTAAATTGGTTGAGTCGGCGTATTTTATTGAATTGTTATAAATGTATGACATAGTATTTTAGTTTTTTAGATTATCCACCAATTATTATTTCTAGATAAAAGCGTTAATGACATGTAATTTGTATTCATATCAACATAAGAGTTATTGTCAATAAGCCCTGTTGATCCCGATAATCTTATTCTATAACTACTTGATAAACCACTTTCATCTTTGATTGTTATTGTCTTTCCTTCATATCCAATAGGTGTGGGAAGTATTAAATCAACATTTCCACTGAAACTAATTCCGTAATAATTAAATGATGTGGTGAGAGTTTGTGATGAACCCGTCAAACCTGTGGTTGTATATTCAGGTAAATTAAGATAAGTTGTTGCGGATATCGTTGTTCCGGTTATATTTGTTGCAATAACATTATCAAAAGTTCCTCCGCTATTAAGTTGAGGAAAACCGAATGGTTGATTTGCTTTATCTAATGTTAAAATTGTTTTCATTTCTTATTTAATTTTTTTGATGATTTAAGGGAGTGCTAAACTAACAAGTTCCCCCCATAAGGGATGGACAAACTAATCAATTAACCCCATAAGGGATCATCAGATTAACAAAGCGCCCCCATAAATCATCTTAATTTTTTTAATTAATCGCATTTTTATATACGTGTTTATGATTCATATGATTGTCTCTAACCAAATTTATATCAACGAAACCACCAGCATTAATATCCTTGAAAACAACAGTGTAAAAGGGTTCAGATAATGGACCAAATATTTTCGGACACAACCCGTTTGATTGAGTTGCGTCAGGATTATCTATGGCAACAGCCAAACTATACTTTATTATGTTTGATTGAGGTTTTTGCATACCAATTCTTATGTTATCGGATGATACTTGGTGAATTGTTGGCGAAAAGCTCCCCGATGGAAAAACGTTTTCGTCCCAAGACTGAAGAACACCACTTGTTCTGTAATTCCAAAACATATACTTGTTAAAATCAATTCCAAATATTTCATATGGAATTATTGTTTGAGGTATAGCCCACTCTGTTGTTCTACCTGTTAATTCAATACCATTTGGATAATGCCATTGTTTTCCGTTAAAAAACTTCCATCCCGCCCATTTTGTTTCTGAGCCTTGCGTTGTTGGATGGACCCATTTGGGGTTCTTTTTTCTTTTACCTCTGGGGTCAGAGATATTCTCCCTATAACTATACCTACCTTTTTTCCATCTAAATAAAAAAAGTTCCGGATTGTTTGATGCGGAAATAAACTGAGTATCAGAAAATTGTATTGCCAATCCATTTCTGATATACTGTCCAGTGTTGCCTGTAAATAAAACAATTGGTTGTGGTATTACAACTCCTGTTCCACCACCACCTCCACCACCAATTTCTATTGTTTGACCCAAGTGGTTAGTCAAAGCTGCTTTCTCATTGGTCTTAATACCAAATATCATTTTTCCAACATTTGATGATGGTGGAAAACTCGATTGTTTGTCTAATTCAATATAACTGGGCATAAATTTGTTTTTTATCAATTATGGGACAACAACAATACGATCCAATTCCCTCTGGCGCTTTATAGGCGCCAGAGGCCTTTCGGCCCGAAGGGATAAGACACTAGCTCGTTCATCCCTACCCTTGGTAGGGGGGACGAAAAAAATAACATCATTATCCCATAATTGATCATAATATTTTTAATTTAACGTGTTTTTTATTACATGTTTATGATTCATATGATTTTCTTTTACTAATATAACATCCGCAAAAAGCCCACCTGATGCGTCAATAATTGAAAATATAGGTTCGGAAAGAGGTCCGAATATTTTAGGACATAGTCCATTTGTTTTTGTTGCGTCAGGATTGTCAATTGCAACTGCAAAACTAAATTTTATTATATTACTTAGTTTACTACCTCTAGTACCTCCTATATTAATAATATTTTCTATAGTTCCATGGTTTGTTGGTAAAAAGCTATCATAAGCCCAAACATTCACGTCCGTTACTGTTCCTCCGGTATTCGTATTTGTTATATTCCAAAACATATATTTATTGAAGTCAATAAAAAATTTTTCATAAGGTGTTATTCCTGAAGGTATTACCCATTCTGTTGTTCTACCTGTTAAAATATTAGACCCGGCGTCAATTTGACTCCCCCCAAAAAACCTCCAACCCTGCCATTTTGTATTTGCATCATTAGTTGATGGGTGAACCCACTTTGACTTTTTTCGTCTCCTTCTAGTTCCAAATTTAGAATGATGTGAATTCCTCCATCTGAACAAAAATATTTCAGGATTTCCTTGGGTATAGTCAAGTCCGGTATCTGGAAGTTGTATTGCAACACCATTCGCGTTGGTTCCTGTTATTGATATAATGGGTTGTGGAATTTGAAACCCCGTTCCTTCCCCACCAATTTCGACAGTATTACCCAAATGATCGGTCAATGCCACCTTTTCATTTGTTTTAACACCGAAAATCATTTTTCCGGAACTTGAAGATGCGGGAAAAGAAGAATTTTTATTTAGTTCAATATATGATGGCATATTTAATTTTTTTAAGTTATTATTCCTGACCCTGTTATTGGTCCACTACCTGATAATGTACCACCAATCTTACATTCTCCATCTACAACAAGGGATCCATTGTTTATTAAATCACCCAAAACGTAATAACAGGCAAAGTCATCAACTATAAATACACTTGTGCTAAGTATTTCCAAATCACAAGGATTAAAGATTGATTCGTATTGTTTTATTATATCTGTAGAACTTGAATTTGTTCTATTTCTCAGAAACGGTTGATTAATTATTTTCCACTCATTATAACTACTAAACACATATTCGTTTTTAGTATCCATCTCCAAAAACCTATCACCAAATTGAGCACCGGCTGGTTTTGTGTCAGTTGAATAACCCCAATATCTTTTAGTATTATATCTAATCATATGATTATGTTAACCAAGGGAATGGTAATCTTTTTTTTGATTTACTCATTTTATTTGCAATTGAGTTGTCAACATATGATTTAACTCTTAATAAATCAGGATGAGATTCAATCCACGATATTACGTTTGATTCTGTAAGAGCGGAATATTCAATGAAATTTTCTTCATCAACTTGGGTATACTTGGTAACAGCGTTGAATTCACTTTCAACCCCAATTTCATTGACACCTTTGTAATTCCACGATATTCTAGTCACAAAATTTGTGTATCCGCTGATTTCTGAGATCACAATCATGTCTTTAATTTCCATTGTATAAGTGTTCATAATCTATATTTTAATTTTTATTTATATATAAATAGTTCGTTATAAAAAAAATGAGGCGGCGAATTTTTATTAACGCCGCCCTAATTATGAAAGACCGAATTTATATTAACGATCTTCTCTTATGAGGCGGTCAATTCATATTAAGACCACCCTTTACTAATCTAAATATCAGGTTACCACCATAATTGTCTACTACAATTTTATAGTTTGGTATCGTATTAACTTTGTTTGTATCTACATCAAGTATTCCAAGGTAAACCTCTAAATTATTTGGTTTGATTTGTCTTGACTTGACGTTATTACCTAAATTAGTTGTGAATATTTTTTCTAAGTTATTTATCATCAAAGTTATAACATTGGTTTCAACATAACCGAAACCACCGCGAGGTTCTGCCAAAACAATATCCTCAACAAATAAATCATAAGAATCAAGTTTTTTGTAATATACAATCAAACAAAGTTTTTTATTTGTAATGGTTGATCCTACAAACTCAAAAATATTATTTGAAGAATTATCTGAAGGAATCAAATTTGTTCCGTCATATAAATAAGACGATGGAACATCAAAAAATATTTGTGTTAGATTTAGTGGATATATGAATGGTCTAAAAGAATGTCCCTTATAAATCGCATCAACAGAGATTTTATCAATAACTGTTTCTTCTGTCAATAACATTTGATAAACATCCCAACCGGTGAATCCTGTCCCCCCTTGGTTGAATGTTGTGTCATAAGTTCCATCGCTATTTAACCTAGCGATTCTATTGGGAAAATAAGATCCGGTTTCATCATCATAAGAATAAAAACCACCAACAACCAAAATTTTTCCATCATTTTGTATTTTTATATCTCTAACCCAACCACCGGCAAAACCATATACTCCGATTCCGTCTAAAAATGAAGTATCAAAACTACCATCTGAATTTAATCTTGCAATCTTTGCACATTCATAAGGGCCCGAAGTGTATAAATTGAAAACTCCTCCGACTAATATTTTTCCATCAGATTGAATCGCAAATGCGTCAACAGAATCATCAAATCCAAAACCAATTGTTCCGAAAGATGTGTCAAAATCTCCGTTAGTATTTAATCTACATATGTGGGACATGTTGTTTGTTGCGGCACTATTGGAATACTGTGAGAAATCACCACCAACTAATACTTTACCATTACTTTGTATAGATACCACACGAACAATATTATTAAATCCATAGTTATCTCCAACAAAACTCAAATCCGCAGTCCCATCTGTATTTAACCTTATCAAATATGTTGTGTTCCAATTTCCATTAATATCGTTGTATATATTAAATGCGCCACCACATATTATTTTACCATCCGATTGAATTGCTATTGTATTGACATAGTCATCAAAATCATTACCACCACTATTAAATGTTGTATCAAAAGTTCCGTCAGAGTTTAATCTTGCAATGTTATTGCAGGAATAAGATCCTGTATTATCAGTATATGTACTAAACACACCACCAACGATTATCTTATCGTCTGATTGAACAGCAACCGCATATACTGGATTATTAAACCCATATCCAATTCCATTAACGAACGATGTATCGTAAGTTCCATCAGTATTCAATCTCATGATATTATTCATATAATATGTTGAGGTACTTTCATCATATTCGGAGAAAGCCCCACCAACAATTATTTTCCCATTACTTTGTTTGTCAATACATTGACCTAAATTGTCACTCCCGAAACCGCCACTATTGAAATTTTGGTCAAATAATCCTTCTCCGGAAAGTGAATTTACTCCAAATTGGAGATACGTCCCACTACTATCTCCATAGTATGAGAATTCTCCGGAGTTGTAAATTTTTCTAACAAAAGAACTTCCGGTAAATTGATAATTTTCAGACAATTGCTCCATTTTCACATCTGTGGACTGAAGAAGGAAATTAAACTCGGTTTGACCGGTCAACACAGAATTATAAAATTCAGATTTGTTAAAATTTTTTATATTTTGCCATGCAGAACTGTTCAACTTGACATTTGGGTTATTAAGAACCAATCTGTTATCAAATAGATCATCTATGAAAGAATTACATAAATTTTGATCCGGATCACCTGAAATTTTAACGTTGAGAGAATAGTTTTCATTAATTCCTGGTATAACTTGGATATAACTTCCGAATTCTCTTGTGTTTCTATTTATGTATTTTAATTCATTGTCATGACCAACACTATAATTAAGGTCGTTGAGTTGTGTATCTGCTTCAGCAGACGAAGAATAAAAAATATAACCAAATTGACCCGACGGATATATTTTGTATGTGTCTATCAATTGTAGAAAATAAGGTGATGGATAAACATCTGTATTTGAGTTGGCCGAAAACACCAAAGGAGATCCACTTACGTTGTCATAAAAAATATCACCATAAAAGTTATTCAACTTTTGTAAATTTACGTTTGTAAAATTATATCTATTAGTTGGAACTATGAATTTGGTATAAAAATTTTGTAAGGTTTCTACATATACTGAATTATTAACAACATTTCTCACATCGGTATCCCAAGAACCCACATTTATTACTGTTTGAGCAAAACCTGACAATGTTCCGTAAAAACCGGATGTGTTAACAATATCATGAATCTTCTTAGGTATATCCTCTGAAGTTAGAGGATCATACCAAATGTCAGAAGGAGCGTTAAAATTACTTGTAATTGTATTATCGTCTAACCAAGAAAAGTCAGGGTATTCTGTTTTCCTAACAAATTCAGTTACACCGAGATAGGATCTGGTTGAATTTAATTTCCTCGGATGTAAAGAATTAAAAAGAGGATTTACTAATTTAAGTTGTTTAATTTCGTTAAAATTTTTATCCAAAAAAACCCATAATTCACAGTAAAAGTTTACATTAACATCAACATATGTGTCAACAATATAATCAACCATGTCATCAATCGTAGTTCCTGTAATGATATTAGGTGCAATACCCCTAGAAAACAAAATCTTTTTTCTCTCAACACCATCATTCACGGTAAAATAATAATCAAGAAAACTTCCGGTATATTGATTTGGTGATGTAAAAATACGTTTTGTTTGATTGTTTAACGATTGATTTAATATTGAGCTAACAAAAGGGTTCGTACTGTTATTAACATTTCTATTACCTAGATATAGTTTTTTCAGAACAATTTTTTTACTCGGTTCAACATCAGGTAAATTCAAATATGTTGTGGCCGATATTGTATTAGCGGTTAATCCACTCTGAAATATGGTGTCACCACTTACGGTCCCTCCACTTAAAGGAAGGTAGTTTTCGCTTAATCCGGATAAAACCCATTCCTTAACTTGTGATAAGGGTGTGTTAGATGTTGTTCCAGTTTCAATTTGATAATTAACAAAAACAAGTATATCAGATTCAGTATAACCCGTATTACCCACTGAGGGTAGCTGTGATATTGGTAAATTTGGCATCATTTTATAAATATTTCATTTATTCAATTATATTATGATATTATTCTGGTCCTCTTGGAGGATATAGAATAGATTTTCCTGTTGTAAAAAACCTTCCTCTAATGTTGTTGGTGTAGGTGTTGGAGTTTGAGTCGGAGTTTCTGTGTTGGTTGGAGTGTTAGTTGGTGTTTCTGTTGGAGTTTGAGTAGAAGTCGGAGTTTCGGTAGATGTGGTTGTGTTAGTAGGAGTATTGGTTGGAGTTTCAGTATTAGTTGGTGTATTTGTTGGAGTTTCGCTTGAGGTTTGGGTATTAGTAGGAGTGTTAGATGGTGTTTGTGTGTTGGTTGGAGTATTAGTTGGTGTTTGTGTGTTGGTTGGAGTATTAGTTGGTGTCTCTGTCGGAGTTGCAGTATTAGATGGAGTATTGGAAGGTGTTGGGGTATTTGTTCTTGTGTTAGTTGGTGTTTGAGTATTTGTCGGAGTATTTGATGGAGTTTGTGTGTTCGTTGCGGTATTGGATGGTGTTTGTGTATTACTTGCGGTGTTTGTTGGTGTTGGAGTTGGTGTTACACTACTTGGTGTGTTAGTTGGAGTTGGAGTCGGAGTCACACCACTTGGTGTATTGGAAGGAGTATTTGATGGTGTTCTTGTGTTAGTTGGAGTTGGAGTTGAAGTAGGACATCCGTAATCAACTAAACATGTTGCGCAACTACTATAAGCGGAATTTATAATATCAAACGCAATAACAAGATTGTTTTGAATAATTCTATAACATTTGTTATTGAATACAACTGTATTTCCAATAATTGCAAGATCACTTCTTACCTTCAAGATTTCCTGATCTGTAACATCACAACAATATTCGGCAACGCAATTCAAATAGGATGGACTATTTGTTGGTGTGACGGTTGGTGTTTGATTTGTTGGAGTATGTGAAGGTGTTGGTGTAGGTGTCGCTAAAGTTGGAGTATTACTTGATGTTGGAGTTGGTGTTGCTTGAGTTGGTGTCTGACTTGGTGTTCTAGTCGGAGTTCTTGTTGGTGTTGGAGTTGGGCAAGGATTAACGGTTTCACAATCTAAACAATTATCATAGAATTGTGTCATAATATTGCTCGGAGTTCCTGAAATACCAACTTGAAGGATTTGGAAACAGAATCCGCCCAATAGACCGGTTCTACCAACAATTGCGTCAGGGATACTAACATATGCCGTTCTGAGGTCTGTTGGTTCACAACATGATTGGATCAGACAGGTATTTAGAGTTGGAGTTTCAGTTGGTGTTTGAGTATTTGTAGGTGTCGGTGTTGGAGTTACACTACTTGGAGTGTTAGTTGCCGTATTTGTTGGTGTTGAAGTATTAGTTGTCGTATTTGTTGGTGTTGGAGTTTGTGTAGGACAAATTCCTTCAATAGATGCATTTATTTCATAATCACCACTCACAGGAACCCAGAAGAAGAATTGACCATTAATTGGATAATCATCACCCGCATTATCCAAGTATCCATATACCGTTCCATCCAAGACATTAGAAGTTTCCCATCTATCGTTAGTTATAGACCAATAGACATAACCTATGACAGTTGTGCAATCAGATCCATATACCGCGTAGTAAACTTTTGTATTATGATATCCGGATGGTGAAATTGTGCAAGACCAACTTGAGAACTCATCAGATATTGTAAAGCATATTGCCGGAGGAGGTGTTGAGGTTGGTGTTTGAGTTGGGGTGTTTGAAGGTGTCTCCGTATTCGTTGGTGTTGTTGTTTCCGTGTTTGTAGGTGTAGGTGTCTCTGTGTTAGTTGGGGTTGGAGTTTCGGTAGGTGTTTCAGTTGAAGTTTCAGTATTAGTTGGTGTTGGTGTTTCCGTACTTGTTGGAGTTGTAGTGCTAGTTGGTGTGTTAGTAGGTGTTTCAGTACTTGTAGGTGTTTCGGTGGAAGTATTTGTTTGTGTTGGTGTATTAGTAGGTGTTTCAGTACTTGTAGGTGTTTGGGTGGAAGTATTTGTTTGTGTTGGTGTGTTAGTTGAGGTTTCAGTGTTAGTTGGCGTTTGAGTTTGAGTGTTTGTTGGCGTAACTGTTGGTGTTTGAGTAGGAGTTTTTGTCGGTGTTTGAGTGTTAGTTGGTGTAACCGTAGGGGTGGGAGTTGGGGTTTGAGTTGTTTGACAAGGTCTTATCTCATAATTTTCACAGTTATTTGCATCGACTATTTTTACCAATACTGCGGGAGCAAGGTCAAAGAAGCTCGGTAATTGAATCAAAACCGATGGAGGAACGGACCCCGTAATTGTATCAACTAATTCACAATATGAACCAGTGACATCACAAACGTAAACCTGAAATGGGGGGGTTCCAACTATGCTTGATATTTGTAAAAAGGCGGAGATAACTTATTTTTATAAATAAATAGTTGTAATAGAATTAAATTCAAGTGATTAATTAAAAACATAAACCCCCGATTTATTCGAGGGTTTCTTTATTAAGATATTTTTTGGAAGAACCACCTTGTTGGGGTTGAATTGGTTGCCGAAGGGAATGGAGTATTTGCACTTGGAGTTACCGCAAGTCCATAATAAGTAGGATCGGTTACATTTATCAAAAGTGTTCCATTCATTAATTGATCTGCAGATGTTTCAACTGACTTATAATCGTGAAGTAAAGTAACCAAAGACATTGTTCCTGCCGAGGTTGATGATGATGATAATTTGACTAAAACATCAATATTACCGAAAAGGTCAAACAAATGCACTTGACAAGATATTTGATATATTCCAGGAACTTTAATATAAACCCTAGCTCCCGTATCACCTAAAGTTCCAGATACAGATCCTGAATTAACTAATTCAAATACATCTGTATTATTGTTAAAAATTGTCGTATTAAAAGGCATATAGTTATCTGAAGCGTTTGTTAGATTACCATATCTATCACTCGCAGGGTAGTTACTTCCCGATCCGGTGTCTACCCAAGAAAATCCTGCGGCCGCAAAGAAATATTGTTTTTGAACTTTATAACTCGTGGTTTCACCTGAATCGTTTATTACCATCCAAGTGTTTTGTGTATTACCTGTGTAAGTAGGTAGTTGAGATATTTTTACGTTTGCCATAGTTTTTTTATTTTATAAATATATTGAGTTTATGATTTTTTACATTTAATCAAAAATAATTGGATCGTCATTTTGAGCGGTTATTGTATCTCCATTTTCGGCTGTCATATTTTCATTCGCGTCAGTTGGAGTTGGAGTTGGTGTTGGTGTTTCAGTAGGTGTTTCAGAACTTGTTGCGGTTGGTGTTGGTGTCTCTAATGGTAAATTAGATTCTGTTTGGGTTGGAGTTGGAGTGTTAGTTGGAGTTTCAGTTGGTGTCTCTGTGTTAGTTGGGGTCGGAGTTTCAGTTGGTGTCTCTGTGTTAGTTGGGGTTGGAGTTTCGGTAGGTGTTTCACTTGGAGTTTGAGTTGGTGTTTCAGTAGGTGTAGGTGTGCTTGTTTCTGTTTCAGTAGGTGTAGGTGTGCTTGTTTCTGTTTCAGTAGGTGTAGGTGTGCTTGTTTCTGTTTCAGTAGGGGTATTAGTTGGAGTTGGTGTGTTTGTTGGTGTATTAGTAGGGGTTTGACTCGGGCAGAAGTCCTGTTCTAATGATAAGAAATCACCATTTTCATATAGTATATTGTCATCATTTTCATTCGTTAATAATTGATCACAAATCGGAGTTGAAGTTACAGTTGGG